GCTAGAAATGTTATTGTGACTACAACTGGTACTGGAGATAATGCAAAAACAAATACCATTACTGGTACAGATGTTTTTGGTAATGCACAAACTGAAGTGATTACATCAACAGGTAGTGCAGAAGCAGTAGCTGGTACTAAATTGTTTTTAACAGTNNCAGCAGTAGAAAGTTCAGCAAAGTTTGCAGCTAATATAAAAGTGGGTTCAGGCACTTTATGTGGTCAAGCTATAGGTGGTGGTGCAAGAGTCCGGCTCAAGGGTATGTCAATAGTGTCCGGTGGTACAGCTGGTACTATATCTTTCTTCAATGGCTCACCTGAAACAGGAACTGCATTATTCACAGCTAGAACTATAGGAACTGCTAACGATACTGTAGATAGAACAATACCGGAATCAGGGATATTATTTGGTAGTGGTATGAGTGTTTCATATACAGTAGACCATGCAGATATGATGACATTCTTCTTTACATAAGGATTAATTATGGCAACAAGTGGAACAGTTACTTTTAGACCCAATGTTGAAGAAGTTATAGCAGAGTCATTTGAAAGATGTGGTATAGATCCACAAACAAGGACAGGTGATCATGCTAGGTCTGCAAGAAGAAGTTTAAATCTGCTTTTTTCAGAGTTTGCTAATCGTGGTATTAACTATTGGACAGTAACTCAAAACACATTGACGTTAGTTAGTGGCACAGCTAATTATACTTTGCCGGTAGGAACGATTGATATACTTGATGTAGTCGTTAGAGATAGCACATCTAATACAGATCAGATAATCAATACCATTACATTGCAAGAATATAATCAAATACCTAATAAAACAAATGCAGGTAAACCAAGTCAATATATGATTGATAGACAATACACACCTGTTATTTATTTATGGTCTGTGCCAAATGTATCTACATTGTCGTTAGTCTATTGGGCGATGAATCAACAAGAGGACATTACTGCATCAAACCAAGATACAGATATACCTTATCGTTGGAGTGATACCATATGTGCTGGATTATCGGCAAAATTAGCTATGAAATATGCACCAGACAAGTTTCAAATGTTAAATGAAATGTATGAAAGATCATTTAGCTTTGCAGCATCTAGTGATAATGATGGTGTAAGTTTACGAGTGCAACCAACAGCATTGAACATAATCTAATGGCAAAATATGCAACAGGAAAAAAATCAAAAGCTATAAGTGATATAAGTGGATTTAAAGTCAATTATACATCACTTAAAACAACCTATGACAATTTAAGAGTTGAGCCAGAAGAATTTGATCCTAAACACCCACAATTAACACCGGCAAAAAATGTTGTTGATGCAACAGCTTTATTCCAGCCAAGACCAGATAATGCCGAAGAAAATGTGAAATTACATCTGGGTTTCACTCAAGATATTTTTGCAAGTAAAATTGAAAAATCACAAAAAGGCATAGGAGTTAAGGGTAAAGGGTTTGTAGAAAATCTATCTGGTTTTAATTTTAATTTTGGTGCAGATGTTACTGGCTTGGCAGGTACTCTTGCTTTAGGCACTTTTGTTATAAACTCACAAATATCAGAAGAAGAAGCCATTGGTAGTGGTGCAGTCGGTGTAGTAAATTACAAAGTCAATACTTTAACAATTACAGTTGTATCAGGCAATCCTTCCAATCACCCATACTACAATGTAGGCTCAACTAATAAATTTGCAATAGGTGGCTCAACTGCTACTGCTGATGTTGAAGTTGATTTAATAGAAGGCAATACTTATAGATTTGACCAATCAGATAGTTCAAACTCTGGACACCCATTAAGATTTTCAACAACAGCAAATGGAACTCATGGTAGTGGAAGTGAATATACGACCGGTGTTACTACTAATGGAACTGCAGGATCAAGTGGAGCATATACGGAAATAGTAGTTGCCACTGGTGCACCTACACTTTATTATTATTGTACTAATCATAGTGCGATGGGTTGGACTGCTAATACTCCTGTAGGTAGTGTTGGAGTTGCATTGAGTATAACTGAAACTGGTGTAGCAGGTACAGCTGGAATAGGAAGCTCAACATTAGTCGCTAATCCAGTAGCTACCGGTGTGGCTGGTACAGGTGCAGTAGGTACAGAAGCAATTAATATCGGTGGTTGGGGTAATGAAGCATGGGGTGATGGAACATGGGGTGATGGATAATGAATTATGCGAGTTTAGTTTCACAAATACAAAATTTCACTGAAGACGATAGTACCGAGCTATCTAATTCTATAAATGACATAATTGCACAGGCAGAGGAAATGATTTTCCAGAGATTACCTAGTTTGCCATGTTTTAGACAGGTCGCTACTGGTAATTTTGTTATCGGTACATTTGAATATACAGTCCCAAGTGCAAGAATGATAAGACAAGTGTCAGTAACAGATAGCGATAGTAATATATCTTTTCTTGACCACAGGATTGATAGTTATTTAAGAGATTACCACCCTAAAACAAGCACGACATCTACACCAGAAATGTATGCAACAAAAAATGCAACAACATCTGGTATTATTATTACATTAGCACCGACTCCAAGTGCTACATTAGCATATCAAGTTGATTTTATTGCACCTGTTACCGGTTTATCATCAAGTAATACAACGACTTGGTTAGGAGATAATGCAGAAAATGTTTTATTGAATGCAGCCCTGTTTGAAACTTCTACTTTCCTAAAAGCTGAAGAAATGGTAAAACTATATAAGGGCAAATTTGATGAAGCTATTGCATTGTTTCAACAAGAAATGGGTAGAAACTATACAGCAGAATATAACGCAGGAATATAAGGAGTTAATATGTCAATATCTCAAGCAATGTGTACATCTTTTAAATCAGAAATATTAGATGAACAACATGATTTAATAGCTGATACAATCAAAATAGCATTATTTACAAGTTCAGCTAGTTTAGGTGCAGGAACAACTGCTTATTCAACAAGCAATGAAATAAGTGGTACAGGATATACTGCAGGTGGTGAAACATTAGGAAGTAAAGCAATTACAACTCACGGAACATCTGTTTGTTTTGATTTTGCTGATCCAACTTGGACTTCGGCAACATTTACTGCAAATGGTGCTTTGATATACAATGACACCAATGGCGATAAGGCAATAGCAGTTTTGGCTTTTGGTGGTGATTTTACAGTTGCCGGTGGAACATTTCAGATAGTTCTGCCAACAGCAGGAACAAGTGGAATAATTAGAATAGATTAGGAGTTTAATAAATGGCTAGTACCTATGTAAATGACCTCAGATTAAATGAATTAGCAACTGGTGATGGCAGTGGTACTTGGGGTACGACTACCAACACAAACCTTGAACTTATAGCAGAAGCACTAGGGTTTGACACAGAAGCCATAACCACTAATGCAGACACACATACAAGCACAGTCGCTGATGGTGCAACAGACCCAGTTAGGTCTATGTATGTAAAATATACTGGAACACTAGACAGTGCTTGTACTATCACTATTGCACCCAACACAATAAAAAGAGTTCATATTATTGAAAATGGTACAAGTGGATCACAAAATATAATTATTAGTCAAGGTTCAGGAGCAAATGTAACAATACCAGCAGGTGATTGTAAGCTATTGTATCTTGATGGTGCTGGAAGTGGTGCAGCAGTCGTAGATGCCTTTGCATCATTAAGTGTAGTTGATCTGAAAGTACAAGATGATTTAAGTTTTACAAGTGATAGTGCAGTAGTATCGTTTGGTGCTGATGCAGATACAACATTAACTCACACAGATGGAACCGGTCTAACTTTAAACAGTACAAACAAGCTATGTTTCAATGATGCTAGTCAATTTATTCAAGGTGCAAGTGCTACAGTCTTAGATATTGCAGCAACAGACACTATTGAACTGACTGCCACTACAACTGCTATTGTTGGTAATCAAACTGTTTCTGGAACATTAGTATCAACAGGCAAGATCACATCTGATGCAGGTATAGATATTGATAATTTTAATATTGATGGCACAACTATAGCATTATCGTCTGGTGATTTAACTGTAGATGTAGCAGGAGATATAATTTTAAATGCAGATGGTGATGATTTTAAATTTCAAAATGCCAGTGTAAATTTACTTACTATAACAAACAGTTCAAGTGATGCAGTCATTAAACCAGCTACAGATGCAAAAGATATTATATTCCAACAATTTGATGGTACAGCAGTGATGACTGTAGAAGATAATGTTTCTTTAGCAATCAACAATGATATTACAGTCGCTGGTAGGGCATCTGGTCATGTTACCACAGACAATGATGGTAGTTTTGATCTAGCAGTAGGAAATGATTTTATTTGCACAAGTGGTGGTAATTTAGCAATAACATTTACAAATGCAGCAGCAGGTCAATCTGGAAATATAAAATTTGTTAATGGTAGTAATCATACAATAACTGCTCATGCTAGTGTGGCAATAAACGCAGATGTACTGACTACAATAAGTGCAAGTGGCACATACCATTTAGCTTACTTTTGTAGTGCAGCAAGTGGTAACGATACAATATTAGTTTCAGCTTCAGCGATACTAACATAGGAACACAGTATGAGTGTAATAAAAGCAAATGGTGCAGGTTCAGGAGCAAGTGGTTTCTACAAAGGTGTTGCTACACAGTCATTAAGGTTTGAAGATGGTAGTAGCACATACTTAACTAAAACATTTGGCTCTGATGGAACTGGTAGTGGAGCAACTTGTACAATTTCTTGCTGGGTTAAAAGGGCAAATATATCTAATAATGACCAATGGTTTTTTACTGCTGGTGCATCAAGTCCTGCTTGGCTATTAGGGTTTAGAACTGCCGACACTTTAGTTTTTGGTGATGATGATGGTAATCCTAAAGTTACTGTAACTGATAGGGTTTTTAGAGATACATCAGCTTGGTATCATATTGTACTAACAGTAAAAACTTCTGAATCTGATAATGCTAATAAATACAAAATATATGTCAATGGTGAATTGCAAGCTACAACTTTTAGTGGTACTGCAGCAGATACTCTTTTTGGTGCAAACGTAGTGCATAATATAGGTAGATACCCAACTGGGTCAACTTATGTAGATTTATATATGTCTGAATTAAATTTTGTAGATGGTTTAGCATTAGATGCTAGTTATTTTGGAGAAACAAAAAATGGTGTCTGGATACCAAAAGAGCCTGATGTAAGTGAATATGGAACTAACGGCTTCAGATTTAAGTTTGACCAAGTAGGAGTAGGCACAGCATCAACATCAACAATAGGTGCTGATACAAGTGGTAATAATAATCATTTTACATCTAGTGGTATAGTCGCATCTGATTGTGCCATGCCTGATAGTCC